CTATAATTGAATTGTTTGACCAACAAAAATCATGTTCGGATTAGAAATGTGATTCTTTGCTGCTAATGCCTGCCAAGTAGTTCCGTGAGCAGAAGCGATTCCAGATAGAGTATTGCCACTTTGAACGGTATAGGCGTTAGATTGGCCAGTATCACCAAGCATAATCTTTTGGCCAACGTAAATCACGTTAGGATTGGCAATGTGGTTAAGGCTTACTAAGCCAGAAACGGTTGTGCCAAACTTGCTGGCAATTCCGCTTAAAGTATCACCTGCTTGGACGTAGTAAGTATTCTGTGGTGATGACTCACCGGTTACCTTCAATACTTGGCCTACTTGAAGCAAGTTAGGATTACCCAAGCTGTTAATCGCTGCTAAGGTTTGCCAAGTCGTATTGTACTTGCCTGCAATGCCAGATAATGTGTCACCAGATTGAACAATGTAAGTCCCAGAAGCTGGCTTACCAACGTGTTCAACTGGTTGTGGTGCTGGTACTGGGGTACTTGGTACACTACCGCTTGCTTTACCAGTGGTAAAGGCACCGTCAAAGTCAAAACTGGTGTCAATCCCCATGATACCGTGATCGGTATATTGCCAAGCATTTGCATTATCAATTCCGAGTGAAGTAACTCCATAGCCAGCAACCCACTTCTTCCGATTGCCGAAGCCGTGACTGTTTAAGATGCCACCAGTAAAGAAACTCCGCATTGAGTAGACACCGGTGCTCTTATAACCAAGCGCTTCTACTTCTTGAAGAAAGGCTAAGGTAGCACCTTGATAATCGTTGGCTGAATTAACTTCTGCATCATCAATCATCAGCGTATCGTCATACATGCCAAACTGCCGAGCAACCTTAACAAAGAATCGTGCTTCATTCTGTGCATCGGGAATTGAAGTGTAGCGGGCAAAATGATAGCAGGCTACTCTTAAGCCCACTGCTAGGGCATTGTGAATTTGTGCTACCGCTCGTGGATTAATGTAATTAGAACCATCTTCACTACCTTCAGTTAGCTTTACAACAACGCCTTGTGCTCCTTGATTCTTAGCCGTTTGAAAAAATGCTACCGTATCAGGTTGGTAACTTGAAACATCAATAAATGGATTACGAACTGCCATTTTATGCGACCTCCTTGGGATCAATTGCCTTTGCCTTGCCGTCTGGGACAAGATCAGGTTCTTTTTGTCCCAACTTGTCCGGTTTCTTCGTTGGCTCTGTGGTAGGTGTCAACGGTGACTGCTCATATGCCGCCTGTACAACTGACTGAACGGTCTTCATGTCAATGTGGACACCGTGATCGGCCATATAGGACTGTACCTGGTCAGATGCTTCCGCAAACTTCTGGGGGCCTGGCTTGCTGGAACTTACTAACGAGTTGACAGTAGTCATGGTCACCTGCTCCAAGAGCGTCCAGGCTTCGCGTTGCTGTGCTGTCTTAGCGTGCTTGATCTTGCCATCAACCCACGGCTTGGCGATCGCAATGCCGAAATAAAAGAGCCAGGCAATGGCTCCTGATTGAAAAATCCACGTAAAAATGTCATTAGCTGCTTTCATGTCTTTTCTTCTCCTTTAATCGTTCTTTTAACTCCCTGTTCTGCTCCCTTAACCTGTCTTTTTCCGTTGGTTGACTGCGCTGGTGAGCAGTGATCCAAGCAACGATGATCGAACCGATAGTGGTGATTAAGGTTGCCAATACTTGGTTGCTCACCTCGCCTCACTCCTTTATTAGAACAGATAGAACAATACGAATTAGTACGAAAAATGAGTACATGCTGGGAATACTAATCAAGTTCCCTCGCAATTGATCATGGATAACAAATCCACATAAAAATAGCAGCCATACGAAGGTAAGTGAGGCTGTCATGATTGTTTTATAGTGAAAATTCTGCACGTTCCACAGCGCATAGACTAGCGTAATCGTACCAACTACGCCCAATAGAAAGATGAAAGGCGGATCGTCTAACATATTCAGTACGCTATTTGGTGGTGGTGTGAAGTTACCTGTACTATGCGTTACGATAAAGTACGCCGCTAGTCCATACGTTTCTAGCGCTGAAATTAGCCATAGATAATTATGGCGTAGATTGTTAATCATTCATATGACGCCTCCTTAAATTTGTGCAAAATAAAAACGCCCTGGATAGGACATTCTTATTTGTTATTCGTAAAACTCCTGTTACCTTAAAAGTCTTATCTTGTAATTTTCACTACCATCTATGGCAGAAATAACCGCTCCATTTTTGATTTCTAATTTAGGAACTTCGAATCCCACGTGGTCAAAGGTCTGAAAACGGCAAGTTGACTCGTTGCCTGGCTCATCCCACACAAATTCTCCTGTAGATTGATCCGAAAGAATCACCCTTTGGTTACATAAACCATTTAAATTTAAGATTAGCATAAAAACACATCCTTAATATTTATTTTAAGCTTATTATACCAGGTCGACTTAGTTTACTCGTGGTTTTCTTAGTACCATGCCGCCCACAATAAAAGCCCCACTCGGTTGAGTGAGGCTTATTTGCGCACTGTGTATTTCTTCGGCGACTGATTCAACTTAGCAGAGCACCATGATTTGAAAATCCATCCATGATGCCGCTTGTTGCGCTGAGCCGGAGTTGTTAGTCAGATGGATTCTGCCATTGTTCCATGTAAACCAGTTCTGCGTGCTATCCCACGTAGGTACCAAGTAGTTAAGCACGATACAGTGACTGTTGTCCCACCAGTCCGGGACTGGCACTTGTAGAATGTCGGTGCTGTTGGTTGAGCCTAAACCAGGCAGCTTAATTGCACCAGAGATCATCAGTGCCTTGTACGCTCCAATATGTTCGTACTTGTATTCGACCGGTGTGCCATCAGCTTGGCCGGCACCATTTAAAAACTGCAGTCCATTGCTGGTCCATGTCCCGGAGTCACCAGTCAGGCTGTTTTTGACGCCCTGAATTTGTGATGCAAAGTCTGGCGCATTTTGGATTGCCGTCCAGTCCGTGATTGGCCGGATTGAGTTGCCGTCATTGTCGAGTACGTCTGCGATATAAGTGCTCATGTCATCATCTCCTAATGTTTCTTCCAGCTGTTCCAGGTCTTGTTGTCCCCGTTGGCGCCACGCACCCACACGCTACCATCAGCATCGTAGTACTGTTGTACAGCGGCGTTGTCGTTGATGTCGATAACCACCAGCGCTGCCCAGCACTGTGTGGATACGACACTCTGCGGGCCATTCTTAACATGCACGCCATCGATGATGTAGACTTTCATGCCTGCGTCTGAACCACTCGTGCATGCGTTTAAGTCGGCACCATCCGACAGCTTGTTGTCATGACCGCCTGCTACCGTGCTGATTGCACTGGTCAATCCGTGCACAACGCCAGCGTGGGTTTCTGGATAGACCTGTTCAGCGTCAGCGCCTTTGGTTTTCATCAGCTTAATCGACTCAACCATTACAGCTCACTCCCTTTCGTGATCTGGACCGCTGACACAGAGATGATCTTCAGCCCTTCCTGACCATGATTGTCATAGTCGTCAGTGATCTGCTGCAGCTTGCTCTCCTTGATTGGGGATGAGTTCTCGCCAAATCCCCGCAGTTTAAGCGTGCGAGTAACTCCGGTCAGCTGAGATGCATCTTCATAGCCAATCTTGCCGTCGTCAAGGTTGACCAGTCGCGCGTGCAGTGTGGCATATACCGTTCCATCGCTTGCCGTGCGTGCATCCACGACTTCGGACGGTTGGGGTGCATTTTTAATAAGATTGTCGATGCGCGTTTGATTATTTTCGGCCGACTCTTCCAGGTAATTGGCGTAGTAGCCAAAATACCCACGCAATGTCTGCCAGTTGTGCTGTTTCTGATCGTAGGCGTCTTCATTCTGAAACGGGCTTGGCTCGTCCCAAAGGTCAATCGTCTGCAGTGTCATCTGCATCATCTCCTTAAGCAGTCGTAGTCGTCGTATCGGTAGGCAATGCCAGATACTTAAGCAGCTTCTGCCGTGCAATCGTTTGGGCCTTGTCTAAGCCCGTGAAAAATGTCGTTCCGTCTGGTAGTTCGGTCTTATCCACTCGTACCGTGTTGTTTAAAAACTCACCCGTGCTAGGATCGGACCCGTAGAAAGTGAAGTTTGCCGAGGCGACTTGGCCTGGCGTAGTGGTTGAGAAGTTAAAAACAATGTTTGACACGTTTACTTGCATGATTAGTCCTCCTTAGCAGTATCTGCTTGCTTAGCCTTTAAATCTTCCAGTTGTTTCTTGAGATCAGCGTTTTCTTTGGTCAACTGGTCAATCTGCACTGCCTGCAGAGTGTTGTTGGCTTCCAGCACGCCGAGCTTGCTTGCGTAGCTGTTTTGTAATTTCTGTAAATCGATATTCATAGTTGCCTCCAATTAAAAAAGCCGGCTTTAACCGACTTTTGATTCCAGTGTTTTAATTCGTTTGGTGAGTGCCTTAACAGCGCCAAATAATGCGCCAATCATGTTGTCATCATCACGGCTGACCCCATTCGGTGCGATAAAGTCCTGTGGTGCCTGATACTGTGCCACGTCATGCACGTCGTCGATGATCAGTCCGATATGGCGGTGAGTTTCGCCGCTTGCTACGTCCGTCTTGAAAAGAAAAGAAGCCAAATCAGTGTTGTTGACCATCGCAAGCATTTCGTCATCGTCAATGGCTTGGATGTCAGTCTTAGTGGACAGCGCCGAGTGCTGACTGTGACCAGCCGCCTCGACCCAACCGTTGACCCACGCCCAACCGTGAACTTCCAGCTTAGTAGCTGTTGGGCTATCGTCGTTATCTTTATACAGTTTCGCATTGCCATCACTTATAAAGAAGTGGGTGTTGTCGTGCCAGGCGATGTTGAGTCCATCATGGTCGTTGACTTCAAACCGGTTACACGTAGCATCAGAGTTAACAGCGCAAAGCCAATGGTGATTATTGGAATGGACTTCTAGCCCAGATAACATCTTCTTACCCCGGCTCGTCCCAGTCATATAGGCGATCTTTTGCGCTGCCTTGCTAAAAGTAGCTTGGGCGCCACTGTTATCGTCTGGGATGATCGCCGTGCTCAGTCCGTACCTAATCGCAAGCTCATTCCCACCTGAACCGTCCGGCAGTTCAGCGACTGGCATTCCGTTGTATGACAAATACCCGGCCGGCGTATTGCTGACGTCAAAAGTGAGCGTTGATCCATCAGCGATCATCCCCGTCCCGGTGCTGTCACGGAAGTCCACTTTGACCCCTTTAAGCGTCCCGGCTTGGACCTGATCAGCCGTTAAATCCGCGATTGCAGCAACCGGTATCCATTCTTTACCCTTGACTATGGTATTGGCCGCGTCAAGGATTAGTGATCCATTCCCGTTGCTTACCTGGATCAGCGTGTTACCGCCAGCCTCTTGGTTAATCTGGCTGATCACGTCACCTTTAGCAACCCGCAGATTGATATCGTTCTTGAGCTGAGTGATTTGTGAGTTGTAGTCGCCTTGAGATACCTTAGTAGCAATTAAGTTTGATAGCTGAGTGATCTGTGACGAGGTGTCGTTTTTGAAGTTCGCCACATTCGATTGTAGACCGTCAATTGATGCGGTGATCTGCTGAATGGCGGCAACTGTTGTGGCGTTCTGGCGGCGAATACTTGGCTTAGCAAGCAAGGCGGTGTCGGTTGTGTTGCTGCCATCCTTGCTTATTAGAAACCACGGTGTTGCAAAAGAGGCGTTAGTTGGTGCTGTAATCGTCCCGGTATAGTGTTTCCATTGGCCTGACTGGTCAGTGGAAATCGCACTCCAGGTCCAATTGTTGTAGTCTTTATCGGCAAACACCAGCCCAAACGCAGAAGGATAAGCGGTTGAAGGTTTGCACCAAAAGTCGACATCAAAATTTTCGCCTGGTTTAACCGAGTACCAGATGCCCTCTTCATAATCATTACGAACATTGGTTTGCAGCACTTTCATTCCAGATTGGCCAAGCTCAGCAGGTGGATCTGTTGTGACAACGGTCTGAGCGTCCCAACCGCCTTTGTCGCCGTCCTCAAAGTCACTCTTGCGGACCAATTGAACATTGTTTTCAGCACCTTGCTTAACCGTTTGACCAAGTTTCACGATGCTCTCATTGATCGTACCCGCTGTCTGCGTGATCAGTGATTGCACCGTGTTGGTAGTTGCAAAGCCCTTGCTGTCAACGATATTGTTGACGTCCGTGCTAGTTACTTTAGAGCTGATCTGTCCGTCCATGACGTCAAGGCGGGAGCTGTTCTGCGTAGCGGTCTGCTTAACTTGATCGACTTCCGTTTGGTCGGCCTTTAGGCTGATCTGCTTGTTAGTCTGGTCAATAGCGGTACTGTTCTTCTGAATCGAAGAAATAGCACCATTGACTTTATCATTCAGCGTATTAAAGTCACTGCTCGACACCTTAGAGCTGATCTGATCTGCTTGGACTTTTAGTTGGGCCGTGTTCTGACTAACTTCACCGGACAACTTATCAACCGTCGACTGATCGGCCTTAAGAGCAATAGCCTGCTTGTTCTGCGTGATCTGCGTGGAGTTGGCTGTGATCTGGCCGTTAAGCGTGTCTATATCATTCTGGTTAGCGGCTTTAACCCAGGAAGTCCATGAGTTATTCAAATTGTTGTATTGCCGAGTATAAATTAGGCCATTATTGTCACTAACGTATTTTTGGTTGAGTCGACCATTAGCATCGGTTACTTGACCACTGACTTCCAGTGTACCCCAGTTACTGACCGGATAGTTTTTACCGTTGGCCGGGGAGGTGATGGTATAGTAGCCAGCTTGCGTTAGTGAATTAAAATCAGGCGAATCGACAGTTCCACGATTTTGCATCGTTCTCTTGTCCAGGTCGCTCAGATTACCGGACACACCCTCATACTTACTATTTAATCCAGTTAAGGTCACGTTGATGTCGGCAATCTGGTTACCTTGTCCGGTGATTGTCTCGTGGATGCCACTAACATCAGTCTGAATGCTGTTGATCTGGCCCTGCTGATTAGCAACCGTCTGTTGAGTACCCGTAGCGGTCTGTTCAACCTGATTAAGGTGGCCTTGTTGGTCGGAGAACTCGTTGGTCAACGTTGAAGCCGTCTGTTCAACCTTGCTGATCCGGCCAGCATGGTCTTGCAACTCACTGGTAACGTCAGTAGACGTTTTCTGAAGCGTGGAGATGTTCCCCTGGGCGTCCTGCATGTTGTCTTTGAGTGTCTTGCTGTCGGCTTGCAGGGTATGGATATCGCCATCATGGCTCACCAGCGTGGCCTTGATGCCCTTGACGTCGGTCTGTAACGAAGTAATATCGCCCTGAGCACTAGCCAACTGGGCAGATACGCTATCAGCTTTCTGCTGAAGCGTAGAGATGTTCCCCTGAGCGTCTTTCAGCGTTTATGTCAACGTGGTGGCGTCTTGCTTGACCTGTGACAGATCGCCTTGTACATCAGACAAGGTAGAGCTGTTTGTCTGGGCGGTCTGCTCAACTTTGCTTAGGCGGCCGTCAGCGTCCTCTAGCGTGGAACTAACTTCCTTAGCCGAAGCGGTCAGGGTAGCGATGCTCTTAGCATGATCGGTCAAGGTAGCACTCAGTTGGTCCGCCTGTGCTTTGACGCTGGCCACATTGTTCTGGGCATCTTTCAGGTTGGCAGATAGGCCGTCCACCTTATCAGACACTTGTGTAACGTTGCCCTGCACGTCAGCCAGGGTTGCGGTGAAGCCGTCCTGCTTATCCTGAATCGACTTGATCGTCTTACCCTGATCCTGTGCCTGTTTGGAGTACGCATCCAACTGTTTGGCCGTATCTGCATTGGCTTGCTGGGCACTGGCGATGTCTTTGCGATCCTGCTCAATGTCACTGTTGATCTGGGCTACGTTGTCGTTGATCGACTTCTGATTAGCTGTGATATCCGATTGGGCCTTAGTTAGGTCATTACGGACACCTTCCAGATCCTTGTTAGTCGCAGCCACGCTATCGTTGATCTGGGCAATGCTTTTGTTGATTGCCTTCTGGCTATCTTCAGCGGTGGCCTGTGCTTTAGTTAGGCTGTCGTGTACATCTGCTAAGTCCTGCTTGGTGGCACTCACATCGCTCTTTAGAGCTTCAACACTAGCAGAGTTAGCCGCCTTAGCGGTGTCGACCTCGTTCTGCACTTGTGCCACGCCCGCCCTGATATTAGCGGCATCACTAATAGCGTTAGCAATTGCTTGCTGAATCTCGGCAGTAGCACTATCCATTGCGGACTTGGCTTCACTGATTGCTTCGCTTTGTGCCGCGATCGCCTGACTATTGACTCGCGACTTTTCAATTGCATCGTTGGCATACGCTACGGCACTGTCAGCCGTACTTGCCGCGTTTGACACTGCTTCTTGCTGTGCAGCAACCTGTTTGGCAACCGTGCCTACGTCTGACTTGACATTGGCTTGCTCCAGCGTGTCGCTTAGGTTAACCCATTTACCGTTGACCATCACGGATGCAACCGACTTGGCGTCACGACTGCTGATCGACTGTTGAGTGTTTTCAAGTGTCACGTTATCCATCGGCATGTTTTGCGTCGCCTCCTGTTTCTTGATTTATCGGTTTAACCCAAATTGCGCCATTCTTAACGTTATGTTTGGCTGTAGGGTCTTCGCTTGAGTAAAAAACCTGTGGTATGTTGGCAAGCGCCGTCCGTGTCATCTTTTCAACATCTGCCAGAGTCCGCATAGTGGCACGATTATTGAGTATCGTAGCCGGCAGATTATCGTACGTGATCTGTGTCCCCTGTGTGGGGTCAAATGGATACCAAGTCCACCCAACCACTGTGACATTCGTACTGTAGTGACGCGGCTGAATGTTAAGCCGCACTTGTTCGCCGGCAATCGGCTTAGCGTTGCTGTTAAGCGTGACCACGATTGATATGGTCGGGTCTGGCGACAGCTGTGTCTTAGCGTAGGCACGCATTGCATCGGCATCGGTAAATCGGTCGTCTTGCAGATCAGACGTAGCGGGATATGGTCCCCACGCATTGATGCTATCGTTGTCGATTACCATAAACGGCTCGAAGTAGTACTGTTCCTCACTGTTGTAGGTTCCCGACTGATAGTTGTCGGTAAATGTGATATTGGCATTGTCAACCGTTGTGGTCTTCTGCTGGTTGATCTTGGCTTGGATGTTGTTGTTGCGTGCATACCAGTCCGGCGGGTATGAGCTTACTGGCGCAATCTTGCAGACTTGGCCAGGCTCTGGCTCGTAGATCATGGTATTGGCATCAAGCATCAGACAGATATGATGCGTACTGCCGTGCGGACCGTAGAAACCGACATCCCCGCATCTAGGATCGCTAACCTGGTAAAAGTAGGGTTCCATCTGTGCCGTTTGCGGTGGCACGTTGACGCCGAAGTCGTAGTAGACCTGACTGACAAAGCCGGAGCAGTCCATCCCCCCATAAGGATTGGACTTATCGTGTCCACCCCACTTGTACGGTACGCCCAGATACTTTTTAGCGTCGGCTTGAAACTCAGCTGTTCTATCTGCCCCAGTCGTCTGTGTAACCTCTGACTCGGTCAGCTGCACTCCTCCAGAGTCGGTAGCAGCAGTTGAAGTATCACTCTGCTTGGTTGCACCGATACAGCGAACCATGTTAACGATGTTAGTCGAGTCCTGCGTCATCTGTATCTCAGACGTGTCGCGGATATAGTCGATACGTTTCTGCGTTGGCTTAGTAAAGGCGTCAGCACTAATCACGTTGATCTGATTTTTTTGCGGGTAGATGATCGCTGACGGCCACATCTCAGTGATCTTAGACAGCATGTCCTTACCAGAGCCGTTGCCTAAGTTTTCCACACGATGCGATTCAAAACTGCCGACAACGTTATAGGTGAACTTATTGTTTGGATTGACCGTACTGTCGTTGAGCCAGTACTTTAAGATATCGTCCGGTCGCATGGTCAGCGTACCCTGTTGAGTGTTGTACTGGTGGATCGTGGCAATCTGACTATTGACGTACTGGATTGCCGTCACCTGTACGATATCAGAGCCCTGTATGGTGGGCTGAATGTTTTTAACGACAAACCAGTCATTGTTAAAGGTGATGATGCTTTCAACCTGAATCATCGGCCAGCTTGGCGAGCCGTCATCGTAAGCGTTGAACTGGATCTGGTTAGTCTGATTGTTGGCATACTGGTACTGGAAACCAGTCCGCTCATAGCATGTCAGTGGTACGACCTGATCGTTATGGAGCGCTTTGATAGTCATCGCAGGGTCAAACTTGTTGTCATAGCTGATCTCTGCCTTATACAGCGCAGGCTCAACGTTAGGATTGACCATGAAACATCCATGACGCATGTCAAAAGCTGTGCAGACGGTTTGCGAGCGAGCCGACCATGTACCCAAGTCACTTAAGTTCGCAGACCGGTATACATAGCCGTGTTTAGCCGGCATATCGGAAAACAGCCGCAGGAAGTTGCCGTCTTTGACTAACTCGGGAGCTTCGGTCCAGCCATCGTTCCCACACCACTGATCGCCATAAAACTGCGGTGTCGGCGTAAAGTTAGACTTAACTCGCTGATAAGGCCCCAAATAGTGCGTGGCACTGTAGAGATAGTCGCCTGACGTTGCCAGATAGTAGACGCCCTTATGAAGCACGATGCTTGGATCGATTTGACGGACGTTGCCCAGCTGACCATCGTAAAACGTGATTTTCTGCTGCAGCTTGCTTAAACGGCCATCTGTAGTCATATCAGCCACATATAGTCCAAAACCCGTTATCTCAGAATCGTCTTTAGTTGCACAGTATGCAACGTGATAGTTGCCGTCAACATCGGCAAAAATTTCTGGCGCCCACACGTGTTTGAACTCACTCTGTTTGTCCAACGGATTATCAAGTTTATCAAACTGGACAAAGTTTTTGGTCCGCATCAGATAACCGGTTGCGATCACGTAGTACCAATCACCAATCTTAGCAACCGACTGCGCACCGCAGTTACCCAGCTCTGGGTAGTACTGTACGACGTTCCAGTTGGTCAGATTGTCAGAATAGCAGAGTGCAGGCAGATACTGGTAGGGATGATCAGCCGTTGACACGTCTTTAAAGCCAAAGTACGTATAGCGATGCTGATTAATTGCATCAAGCGGTGTCACTGTCATCCCCCCTTAGTCTAGATACAAAAACTTAAAGTGAAAACGTATATCGGCGTCTGACGTACTGGACACGTGGATGTCGTTGTATCCCGGCGCCAGTGTCAGATACGTATAGTCGGTATCGTTGTTAGCCAGCTCGCCATTAAGATAGCAGTTGACGCCATCCCACGTCAGCTCGTCGCTTGCAGTCAGATGACCACGATAGGCGATTGACGTGCCGGTTGTCTGGTTGGATATCTCTACCTGGCCCGTTGTGTTCTTGACGATGATCTGCATCGGATGACGCTGTATCGGGTCAACCGTGATATCGCTTGCGTTATAAATCTTAAAAGACCGCTGGCCGATATACTCATAGTCGAGATGCTTGCCGTTCGGCAGATTCATCCCGACTTGCCAGAGACCGTTGCCGTACGTCATCTCATCGTCCGACCAGCCAAGCGAGTACTTGATGCCAGTCGGATTGTCGAAAGCTACCGTAAACAGCGCCTCGTGCGAGTAGTCCTGCACTGGCTTGATTGAGTAGCTTCCGGCATACACGTACTTGACGATCGCCGGCTCGGCGTCGGTTCTGATCCGCATCAAGCCTTTCTGCGTAAAAAACTTAGCGATCGAGTGTTTCTTCATCTTATAGTCGTACCAATCACCAAAGTGCAGCCAAAAGTTAGCGTTGACTGTGTTCTTGGCAATTGATTGATAGCTCAAAAGCGAGCCGTCAAGACCAGCATCAGTCAGATAGGAATTGGTCACTCCAGGATCAGAATCGTCCTGGAGAAACCGTAGCCCTTTGGTGATGCTTTCGCAATTGATTTCGTCTTGGCCGGGAAGTTTGATCCACATCGTTGGCCGTTGCATATATACATCCCCTCTCAGACGCAATGAAAAATATTTTAGTGGGTAGTTGTCCAACTCAGTGCGTTAGACGAAGGATTGAAAACTAGCTAAATCCATATCGGTACGTTGCTGATGGTATACCAGGGTCTTGTCATAGCCGTTGATGCCTTTGATGGCACGAACCTGTTCGCCGTTGACTGCCAAAACAGCCTTGCCGACTTCGATTAGTTCCTGGATTTGCTGTGACAGGTTTTGTGTATCAACCGTAGACGCCTTGCTTGTGGCATTGTTGCCACCATAGTAGGTGACGACCTGCCTCATAAGCTCCCACGCACGGGATGACTTCATGCTGTCTAACGGGATTGCCATTTCGGAACCCGCCTCACCAAAAATTGACGGCTGAGTAGCTATGCCACCATCAGCAAACATTTTATGGCCTGTTGGCCCCCACCCTCTTCTGACACCAAGTGGGGCTAAGTCAGAACGCCAGTTTGAGTCGTTAAGAACAGCCATTGTTTGGTCAAGAATACTGTTGATATTGGTATGACCAGGAGCTGCCCAAGAATTCCAGGTACGCCGCTTGTACTGGTAGAAACCCAAAGGCCGCCCCGTACCATCATGATCATCAACGCCGGCTCCCATGTTGGCACCATCGCCGGATTCGACAAAACCTTGCCAGTAAAGACGTGTAATGTCGCTATCGCTGATTTTTTGGTGCATTAAACGTGCAGCCGACTCGGCAATTTTTGCGAACTGGTCTTTAGAAACTGGACCGTGTGCATCAACGGCTAGACTGCCGATTTCTTTTTTGACCCAATCAGCCATCGACTTGGCGAAGTACACCGGCAGACTGTTATGCAGCTGAACGCTGAAGAAACCGCCATTGTCAGACTTGCCCGAAACGAAGTGCTTAAAGACGGACTCCATAAAATCGATTGGCTTTTTAAGGATATTCTCAGCAAAGTCAACAACGTCCTTGCCTTTATCCCACAAGCCCGAGAAGAAGTCGCCCACAGCACCATCAGCATAGTGACTGATACCCATCATCGGTGCCAGCTTGGCTGACCGCTCACCATCAAGCACTTCTGTTTGTGCCGGAAGGTACATCATCAGATTGCGCTCTGGTGGGAGCATAACCGTTTCGCCAGATGGGAAGTGGACCATTTCTTGATAGTTAGGACCAGATCCATCGTTAAGCAGTGCCACCTGGTCATGGAGTAAGCCACCTCCTGGCGTACCGTTAGCGAGCTTGCCAATCGTGAAGGTCCCAAGCTTATGGCTGTCACCGCCAACCTTATCCAAGACCCAGTTGATACCCTTAATGATGCCGTTGATCAAATTGGTAAATGGACTAAGCAAGCCGTTTAAAATATCTCTAAAAGCATTATGGAGTGGACTACCATTTGACTCGATAGTGTTAATGACTTTGCCAAAATGGTCTTTCCAACCGCCAAGCATATGGCCTAAGCCTGTATCTTGGATGCCAGACAGTTTATCGTGCATTTTTGACAAAATGTTGGTCGAGTTGGCCCGTAAGCCACTGGCCGTGTTTAGGATCTTGCTCGACGCATCATTCCAAAGGTTGGATGCGTTAGTCCGCCAGTTGGACGTGGTGTTAATGATGCCGTTGTAGCCGTTGCTGAAAAGATTCCCAGCTTTGTGCATCATATCCCGCGTGGCATTAGTGACGTTGTCACGGATATCGTTCCAAGCCTTCTGCTGTTGGCGTGCATGCTGCAGAGTCTGCTGCTGAGTTTGAGCTTGGCCCTGCTGATAGCTCTTTTTGACACGGTCCCACATGTTGCTGGTCCACGAGATTGCCGATTTAGCACCGGACTCAAAAGCCTTGCCCATCTTGCCCATTGCCGACATGGCTGAGCTTGCCAATCCGTTGACGAACGTGCGGAACTTTTTGTTGTGCTGGTACAGGATTGTTAAGCCCTGTACGACAAGCATGATTGCACCAGCTGGGCCACCGATTAAGTCAAGTCCGGCAGATGCAATCTTGGCACCACGACCAATCAAACTGAGCCCGCTTGAGCCCAGTTTACCAGCTACGGTCGCTTTAGTTCCAAGCCGTGTCAGACTAGTTTCGGCAGATGCCGTGTTGACGATTGCCTTAGTCGTCTTGGACTTCGGAATACGGTCCAAACGCCGGCTGTAGGCTTCCAAATCCCGCGTGGACTTGGCGCCGTCAACCTGAATGCGAGTAATTTTGCGACTCGGGATGTTTTTGATCTTAGTCGCAAAACTGCCAATCGTTGAGCCGACCGTCCGCATGATCTGCAGTCCCTTGACCGCCACAGACAATCCTTTTACAGCCTTGCTTGCTAACAAAAGGGAAGTAATAACTGCTGCGGTTGTCTTCGGGTATTTAGCCAACTCATCCAAGACCGGCAGCATTACCTTAGACAAGTCGAGCATGACATTAGCAAAAATCTTAAGGCTCGCCGCCGAACCAGTCTTAAACGAGTCAAAAAATTCCTTGATCTGCGTATGGTGTGATGACACCACGTTTGCAAAACGGTCAACGGCACGAGTAGCAGCTTCCATTCCGCCAGTCAGCGCATCACTGACGTTGATCTTTTTGCCGCCAAAAGCGGTCGTGATCTGATTAAACGCCTGCATCAAATGCTGACCAAACTGGGTAAACAGCGCGTCAGTACGCTTATCTGATACCCACTTTGACACGGACTCAAGCAGTGGATTGCTCATTTGCATGAACGGCTGTTCGATATCACCGACAAGGGCCGGCATACGGGCTTTGATCGTCCGCTCCATGCCAAAGAAGGTGCCCATCATGTTGTCGGCGGCTTCTTTGTACTTACCGTTACCTAACTGCTCAAATACTTGTTGGAACGTGTCAGCATCAAGCTTACCTGCGCTCGCGATCTGACGCATTCCGGCAACGCTGGTATGGTAGTGCTTAGCCAGCGCCTCATCGATCATCGGGAAGTAGGCGCCAATCTGGTTAAGTTCACCTTGCGTAACCTTGCCAGTTGCCATCGCGTGGACCATATCCTGTGATACGTCATTGATCTGTTGGCTGTTAAGCCCGACCGCGTCAGCCATGTTAAGCATGGAGCTGGTCAGCCCGTCGGCTTGGCTCTTAGACGAGTGCAGATGGTAGAACCCCTGCTCCAGTTCGTCCACAGTGTCAACGGCTTGACCGGTTTTGACTGACAGGTTGTTGACCGTGTTGACCATGTCCTGAGCCTTGTTAGCCGAACCGGTCAGCGTATCCCACGCGGCTACCATTTTCTGCTGAGTAACGTCATACTCTTGCCCGCTGGCAATCAGCTCCGTAAAGTGAGCCTCCATGCTTGCCAGCGCGCCAGAAAACAGGTTAGCCGCCGTGTTAGCCAGGAACATACTGCCAAACGAGTGGCTTACTCGGTCAGCCTTGCCTTGCAGATTGTCCAGACGATCGTTCATGCCATCAAGCCACGTATGCGGCGTAGCCTTCATGGCCTCGTTAAGCTCGTTGATCTTAGACCGTGTCTGAGCGATCTTGGTGCCGAGTTCTTCCACACGGGTTGCCTGCTGGAGATACTCTTGCGAGTTTTCACCCATCCGCTGGCGTGTGGATTCAAGCATCTGCATCTCACGCTGTTGGATTTCTCTCAGTTGGCCGATCTTGTTTTCCAGACCATCAACCTGTGCGCCCATCGCCTGGTACTGACGTCCTTCAGCCTGTAGACGCTCAGCATGCGCCATAAACAGCGCTGATTGTGCCCGCATGGACGCGTTAAGTTTCAGCACGCCGCTATTCTGCAGTTCAAGCTGCTGTTCGGCCCGCTGTTGCTGAGCCTCCATGCTTGCCAGCTTGGCTTTAGCCTGGTCGACTTGTGCGCCGTAGCGCAGATAGATCTCGGCTTGCTTGACCGTGCCCACATTGAGCTTGTTTTGCTGAGCTTCCAAACGGTTGATTTCAGCACCAAGCGACTCGTATTTTTCCTTGTTGCTACCAGTGATGTCGTCAAGACTGGACTGCTCGGCTTTAAGTTCGTCAATGCGCTCTTTGAGCTTTAAAAACTTTTCAGCCGTTTCTTGGCTGACTTCGCTCATCGATTCCTGTTTCTCCTGTAAAGCAGAAATCTTTTCCTTTTGTGCATCAATCGAACTGCCCAGACCGTCAAGCCGTGCCTTAGCCGCGCCAACATAGTCGCCGGCAGACCTAAGGCTGGCTTCCTGTGCCTGCCAGGCTTTGGTTGATGCGTTGACTTCTGTCGTCAGATTGCGGACTGACTTAGATGCGTCCACCAAATCCAGTGCGACCTTAGTCGCCATAACGTTGCTGATCTTAGCCATTATCCGCTCTCCTTCCTCTTACAAACTGCAACGGGTCAACTGCACGCTCATCACGTGCCTTAGCTGACATAACCTCACCTAGACGATAGTAGTCGGCATTTTCGTACTGATCTATCGTCCAATGTAGCTGAATCAGCATTTCTCGCTCGTTATTATCCAGGTCTTCAATCGCATTCTGCAGATGCCATGCACGAGCTTTCCAGTTTACTTTTTTGGGTCTTCTTTTTCCTCTTCGGTAATCTGCTCATCAGTGCGACCTAAAATGCGTTGGCAGATGTAACCGACTGCGTCTTGAGTTGCTTCAAAATCCATGTTGTCAAGCTGGTTAAGCTGCTGCTTGTTAAGCTTGAGCATGGTCCCGAGAAACTTTGGCAGTTCTTGGACCAATTCCAGCTCGTCTTGTGCTCGCTTTAAAACATCCTTTTCAGCTTGAGTTTTAGCGATTTTTAGTTGCATCTCGTAGACGCGCCGAACGTTTCCATTAGACGTCGATACGTCAAACTTACGATTAAAAAGTTTGATATAAAGCTTCATTTTATCTCTCCTCTATCGACCGCCCTCATACGAGTATTGTTTGCTTTCGTTGGCGATCTTTATCTTTAACTATTAGGCGTGCGGACCAGCCACAACCGTCGTAGCGTAGTCTGGCAGAATTTCCTTAAACATCGCGTCTTCACCTGTAAAGCCGGTGTCGGTGGAGTCGTAGATCCGATACAGATCGTTGATGTTAGGATCATCAATCGCGGCAAAACTCAGTGAGTCCGTTACTGGCGTCTTCTTTGAGTCGGTATCCGAATCAAGCTTCTTGTCGCCACCTAAGAAGTTGCCGCTTGGGAAACAGAAATAGGTGTAACCGTCATCGGTCATATGTGGTGCCTTGACGACACAGCCACCCACTGGTTTGTTGTTAGCCATCTGCCAACCAGTGCCCTGCTTTTCCAGACCGATCAATTTGGCATAAGTAGCCATCTTAAGACTGTTGACCGTCAGAGCAACCGTTGGGTTCAATGGATCAGCATAGCTGTACTGTACCGTGTTGTTGCCTGAGATCTTTTCCAGCTTCGAGCCGTCAAGGCCCTTGATTTCTGCTGACGCTACACCGAGCACGTCATGGCCCAGTTCCAGCAAGCCGTTGTCAGACAGCCCCTGTTCTTTAGTCAGCAAGTTTTTACCGTCATTGGATTTAAGGAAAACCCACGCGGTTGTGATACCGTGAAGTAACATATTTTGTCCTCCTATTTTTCGAGTTCGTAGTAGTCAAAGTAGTAAGTCTGAGTTACCTGATAAGTCTTGGGGTCAACCGTGTGACCATGATTGTTAAGCATTGTCCAGCCATTGCGGACAAACAGATGCATCAATGATGTCTCAAATTCGTCGGGATCATCGGCATTGAGCGCATAAAAAATCTGGACCTCAACCTCTTTATCAAGAGCGTGGAAGTCCAGGTTCCCATCAAGTGCCAAGTCGGTGCGCACGTCCGTGATCAGTATGATCGTCCGGTCAGTGCGTGTAATCTCAGATTGTGGGATAACGCCAATATAGACAGCGTCAACGTTTTTAAAATTTCCAGTTTGGATCAGCTCTTTAGCCCGTTTCGTCGCCAGCATCAGTCGTCATCCCCTTTCTTATCATTGATCAGTTCCTGGTACTTGTCGCTTTCAGCTTTTAAGACGGCCTCACCGGTTGCCTTGTCCTGCTGTAGGTTAGTAACAAAATGGTCGCCAGAATACCCCTTATAGCCGTCATTCAAGCGCATCATATTCATAGCGTGGTAGTGGTTGTCCCAGCCAACTGTAGATGCACCGTTGACCTCGCCGTCCACGTCTTTAGCCATATACGAGATATGGTCGGCGGCGTGGCCATACGTCTTGTCGTTGTGGTGGGAGCGGTGTTTGGCATTGGTAACTTCAGTCAGCCGTTCAGCCATCATCTTTGCACCAGCTTCAGTGATTTCGGCCTGCTCCTTAGGCGTCAGATCAACCGAGATCGACTTAACCTGTTCGAGCCACTGCTCAAGGAACTGGTCCATCTCAATGTCGTCAGCCATCTTGACCACCCGCTTTATAGCGCTTGATGGTGATCAGATCGTATGACAGATAGGTATCATCACGCGCTGACAAATCCACGATGCTGTATACCTTGCCATCAATCCGCACAGCCAGCTTGTCAGTCATCCGCTTGTCATGTCGCACGGCTAGGATTTGGGTGTTTTCAAAGTCCGTGCCGAGCGCCTCATACTTTTGACTGATCGTTTGACTGACACGGGCATAGTGCAGCTTAAACTGACTGACAAAAGTTGGCATCGGGATGCCCATGCCGTTTTCTGCCATGTCAAAACTGCCAAACTCTGCGGTATACCGCATCTGATACGGCTGATAGCTATACGGTGCTGTTCGGTTTGTAGCCATCTGCTCCCACCTCGCCTTTTAAGTGATTGATCATCATCTGCAATCCAATCGACATCCCGCCGGTCAGCGTACGGTCGTAGTACAGCTGAGTACACAGCGTTTTAGCAGCTCTGATAAAAATCGGATCCTGCTCGTAGCTGGCAACTGGCTTGGTCTTGTCGACTGAGTCGCGAATAATGCTCTCAGACTGGCTTAACAGGTCGGTGATCAGTTGTGTCGTCTCATCAGTTGCGTCCAAGCAGAGCTCATCGAGCATTGACTGTGTATCAATCATTGCTGATCACCTCCACACTTTTACTTGCCAGGAGTAGAAGTAGTCGTGCTGGATACCCAATTGATGACGTCCTTGTTGGCTTGAACAACGTCTTCGCGCATGTAGATACCCAGAGCCTCGTACCAGATGTCATTGGTGTCGACAAATTGACCAGTAATCTCGTTGGACTTGAACTTAATAACCGCCTTTTGCAGTGGCGTAACCACAATGTTGACATCACCTTGCTTAGCGTTTGGGAACAGCGTGTCATCTACGACTGTGACCGTCTTGCCTAAGATCACGTTGCCGGTACCCAGCGTTACGTTAGGTTGTACCAGCGGACGCCCTTCGGAATCCTTCATTTGATCCAGTTGAGCGAAGGCGGATTGGCTCAGCACGATTGATGCGGCGTTGCTGTCGTATGGCTTCAGCTTGGAGTCCAGAATCAGCTTCAGGTCGTCAACCAGGTTTGTTGGCTTAACTGCCGTAACGCCATTAGTCAGTTGTGTCACGATCAGATCGTCTTCCGTGTTGTCACGCAGTTCGATCAAACGAGATTGCAGTTCTGCTTCCCAGTTGTAGTCAGAGTCGTCCATCAGTTCGCGAGTAAATACGTAGCGGCCCGTGTACGTCTTCAGATTCCACAGGATTTCCTTGATTTCTGGCGACGTGCTGTTAGCAGTAGATTGCAATTCCGTGTGCAGAGCCAGCTTGCCAGAGCCCGGTTGGAAGACAGGCAGCTTACCAGTCGTGTGCTTAACGGCAATTTGACGTACCAGATTGCCCAGGCGTGGGAATTGGTGCTGTTCGTGGTCGGCTGGCAGAATGTCTTGTGGGATCAGCACTTGACCGTTAGACAAGCCAATGCCACCAGACGTGTTATCACGGGTAACTTCACCCGTCTTCAAAAAGTGTGCAAATTGGTCCTTTACAGATTCATTTACACCATGTAATTCACGCATTTCAGTACCTTCTTTCATCTTTTCATCAGTAGTTACGATTGATGCATGCGGTTCAGACCGCTTTTCAACATTTTCTGCAGGTTTTTCTGCAGGTTTTGCATCATCTTCAGCAGAATTATCATCTTCAACAGAATCATCATCAGCAGATTCTTCTTCGGTTTCTTGCGGTTCTTCAACAGGTTCTTCCGTCGTTTCCGCGTCTTGCTTGTCGGCTTCATCGGTAGTTTCAACGTCTGTTTGTTCGGCAGATCGTTGTTCAATCTTGTCAGCTACCGCATCAGCCAACTTGTCGTAGTCAATTTCCACTTCGTTCTCTCCCTTCATGAATGCTTCTAAGGAACGCTGTACGTCCACACTGGTTTCGGTGTAGGCCGGAATCGGCGTAATTGAGATCTCAATCAGCTGGTCGAACGACCGGATATGATGGATAACCGTACCGTCGTTGCCCTGCAGCCACTTGTCATCACCGATCTTAAAGCCGACCGAACAGCCTTTGAGATTGCCATTAGCCACGTTTGTATACGTATCACGGCCTAGTGTCGTGTCGGGGAGTGTAGCCTGAAACCACAATCCCTTATCGTCAGCCCGCAACTGCAGATTCTCTGCGTCTGAGCGGGCTAAAACGCTGTTAAGGTCATGACCATACAGCAGCAGGACCTTTGACAGATCAACGTTGTCCAGTGCACCGCGATCGATATACTCGACAAACGGCATTGGAACTGACGGCTGATCATACAGCATGGCGTATCCTTCGACCGTCATGCCATTGTCATCACTGCTTCGTGTCGTCAGGTCCGTTGTCAGCGTTCGTACGTCCGTTGTCGTTGGCACTCGTATCACCTCCTAGATCTTGATTTCCTGGCGTAGCCGTCTGGTACGTCTGTTTTGGCAATACGCCACGATCAACCAGGATCTGGCGTGCATCATCACCCGACAAGACAGGGTTCTTGCTGTTGGTTAGGCTGACAATGTTGCTGATCAACTGCTGGTGGTCGATATCGACCGCTGTTGAGACGTCCAAGTGCACCGGTACGCCAAGCTTATTGGTAAGCTCGTCTTCGATTGGCCGGATATAGAGTGTCAACGAGTTTTGATACAGGCTCCGCACCTGCTCAATGCTTGACTGCTCGTCCTGCTTACCTGATAGGTAGTCAGCCGGGACACAAAAAGCTTTAGCAATCTGCGCCTGGCTGAAGTTGGTATTGGCAAGCAGTTTGGCAATGTCGGGGCTAACCGTCAATTGGCTCAGTGACAAGCCTTGATCAAGCACGATTGCTCGGCCGGCATTTTCACCGGAGTTAGCCTTTTCAAACTCGTCACGAATATTGGCCTTAGCTTCGGCGCTAAGCGTCCCTTGTGGGATTGACAGGATGTTAGTCGGTGCCAGAGCATGCTTAAGCGTGCTCAAAGCCAATCGATTGGATTGGTCCTGCACGTCAATCTCTTTAGCCAAACTCATCAGCGGACTGACACCCATGTACTGCGACTCGCTCTGGCCGTTGACGAACAGCCGGAAGTGCAGCATGTTCGCCGATGGCACCTGATAGTCGCCAGAGCGGTTGGAGTCGTCAAAATGGACCGTGTAGAAAACATCTGAGCCGTCATCGTTAAGCGTTACGGTCACACGCTCTTCTGGAATCGGCTCAAGCCGAGTTACCACGCCATCCGTACCTTCGCGGTGTATCATCATGTAGGCATTGCCGTTGAGCGCCATCTGAGCAACCACCGACTGCCACACGTTGTAACCGTCGATAAGCGTGCCCATTGGATGATTAAGCATGTAGTCGACCATTGGAGCCTCAAACCGGCATGCTGCTACGTCCGAGCTGATACGATAGACCACTGCGAAAACGTCAGAGTTGTTGAGTGCTGCGCTCGCATTGACTGGACCGACTGACACGACCTGTCCGTTTGATGCCGAGAAAAAAGGTGACCACCCGTTCGAGATAAGCATTCTCGAACGTTTGATCACCGCTTTGAATGGATTAAACACTAGTCATCACCGCCAATCAGTGCTGAGATCACGCGTGAGCCCAGATACAGTGCAACCGACAGTGTCAGCCAGCCTACCGCCACGTTGACGGCAAAGCCAAACTTAACGAAGGCATAGAGTGCTGCAACCCATAGCACCACGACCGCAACTGCCAGAATCAGCTTAAAAATGGTCTTAATCATGCGGTTTCCTCCTTTCAGAATGAAAAATCATTGGTAAAGTAGTCGTTAATATCATCGTTTGACATCCCCGAGAACGGGTTTTTGGCGTCGAATTTTTCCATGCTGATGTCGTCAAAATGAAGCATTGCCGTATACCACGCGTCAATCAATGCGTCGACAAAGTCGATTTTAGTCGTCGCCTTTTCCTTATCGATTTTTACACCGTTGTTATTGCCGTACAGCACGGCATTTTTAAGCGAGTACGCAATAATTGGGTCATGGTCGTATCTGATCGTGCCTGTGTCGAACTGTTTGCGCAGATCAGCGGTCGGTTCGTTAAGGTTTTGAATGACGTTCTTAACTGGCATCGTGTTCCAGTCGGTTTTCTGCTCAATCCAGCCAATCATTTTGGACAAGCCCCACTTGTCATAGCAGAAGTACTTGACCTTGAGCTTGTGAGCCTCCACATAGGCCATCAGCCAGTCAAAAACCGCACCGTCATCGATATAACCGTAGTCGTTTTTAGCGATATCGCAGAAACCGCGCTTTTCGGCGTCTCGATAGTTGATACCATCTTGTTTTTCTTTCAAAACAATGTTGTTCTGAGCCCGCGCAAGCGGTACCCAGCTATGCTGTTTGACGTAGTAGCGCGGTTTATCGTTGTCCAGATACGGGAATACGAAGGCGATTGACGTATCATCGCTGAAATTGGACTTGTCAAAGCCCACATAGCATTCGCGGCCGTCAATGTCGATCGGAGCGTCATCAACCGCTGCCCGATTGATATCATCAAGGTCCAGATACGTGTTCTGCTTAACCTGCAGCCACATGTTGAGCGACTTGTTCTGAAATTCCGGCAGAGAGCCGTTCGCCATCTTGGTATCACGCTCAGAGAGCAGCGATTTCATCAACTGATCATGCTTTTCGGGGCTCAAATCCAAAATTGGATTGGACTTGACCCATGTCTCTGGGTCATTTGTTTCATCAAGGCTATCCTGTTCCCAGACCATGCACAGGTTATCGTCCAAAGAGCGGTCATAGTCGCGCTCCATGACCTCTTCCATCATCTGTTGGTCCTTGTAAAACTGTGAGTTGCTGTCCGGATAAGCCGTTGAAACCTGCAAAAAACAGTGATTAGGCTCTTGGCCTTGCCCGGATGTGATCTTGCCGTTACCTTCGATGATCGAGCCGATATGGTGGTCATCACCAACTTCATCGCCCACCGCAAACTGACAGTGGAGTGAGTCAAATTGGCCGGACTTATACGACATCCGCAGCAGGCGGTTGTGTAGCTTCCGTGACAGGATCACATCATGCAGGACAACAATTTCTTGCTGTTTAAACAGCTTTTTGAAAGCCGGCAAAGTCGAAAGCTTGGTAAAAAACGACTGCATATACTGGAAACCTTTTTGTGATTGACTCGTAACCGGTGCCGTATACAGGTAGTCGTGGTTCATCTGGCCTTTTGATTCCACCAAAAAGTAAAACGACATCAAAATCGTAGCCAGATAGGTCTTACCGTTGGTACGGGCAACGGAAAAAATCGCCCGCATGTAGCGGAGCTTATCATTATCATCACGCCAGCCAATGACTGAACACAGAATTTTTTGCTCCCACATCATCAATGGCAAGGGCTTACCGGCGTTAACGTCAGGGACCAGCTTTGAGTAGTTGATGATTGCCCGACATTTGTCCAAATCATAGTGATAGTTAAAATCGGTGTCTTCCGTCTGCCGTCTTAGGTCCTGCAGATGCCGAAAAGCGTCAAGCTTGATCTTTTTACCGGCTAACTGCCGACCTTCAAGCACGGCAAATGCATATCTGGTCGCCGGATCGCGATACTTTTTAAAGATCTCATTGTAACTGCCAGCGTTTTTCTCGGTTTCATAGGCTTTTTCGACCGTCTGGCCTTTTTTGGTTAAATCCCACTTGCGCATCACCAGCCATCACCACCCGACAAGACGTCTGCCAGGCTTGGCCCGTCATCATCGTCGTTGTCATCAGTGAGAGAGAGCAGGGATGCCCGACTGGTTGGCGTCAAGCCAAGTTCAGACGACAGCGAGCGTATCTGCCTGATTGCTGCATCCATCGTAGATACAGCCGGGTTTTTTTTAAAGCCGACAAAATCACGGTCGATAATCTCACCGCGATTGTTCTGCACGCTCTTATAGATTGGCGTTTGGATGCCGTTTTCCTGCACGTCATCAAAGCCAAGCCGATACAGCGCGATTGCTGAGCAGAGAGCCTCCACAGTTGAGCGATCGGCATTCTTGATAATTGTGCTTTGACGCAGAATCGGCGTGATTCTCTGCCAGGCTCGGCCCGCAATCGTGCCCTTCATGTAGTTCGGTGGTGACGTCTGCAACGGTTGCAGGTCTTCAGTCGCCTTTTCGACCATCTCGGTGCGCCGATTTTGATAGGCTTTGTTGTCTGGGCTTCTGGTTACCTTCATTTTGCGTGGCATTGCGTCATCTCCTTTCTTACTTTTTGTAAGTAGAACAGCCCCCATTAAGAAAACTTTTATAACTGTCGTTGCCGTAACGGAAGGCTAATGTGCACATTTCTCTTTTCTGAGCGCCTGTGGGGGGGCTATGAACGTTTTAGCGACTGCCTCGATGTTTTTCCCTTGCAAGCTGTCGATCAATGTATACGGCCCATTTTTGGCGATTTAGATGTTTCAGCATGTTATCGCCGTTTGGTTTGCCAGCGATATGCTTTTCCATTTTTGTCTTGGCAAGGTGCTCACGTCTGCTCAGGCACCACAAGTTGTCGGTGTCCAACGGATCCTTGCACAAGCGTCTTGGTACCACGTGGTCCACAATCAGATCATGATCAGTCAGTGTAATGCCCGACACTCCCGATGCATACATGTCACGATTGACCACGTAGTCACGCACACGCTGCCATTCTTGGCTGTGATAAAAAGCATTGGCTACTTGGTCACGATGCTCACGGTTGTATGTCTTGTACGACTCGAGCCGTTGCTTGTGCGACACGGTGTGATAGGCATCGTGCGCATGAAGTTTGGCATGCACGTCACAGTATCGTTGATCAAAAGGGATGATCCTATGACATCTGATCTCACCGCATTGGTGTACCTTTGCCATGTTTGTCATCTCCCTTTCCAAAATAAAAAGCCAGCCGTTAAGCTGACTAAATAATCTATCTCTTAACAATAGCATCTCTGATTATTTTTCCCGAATCTGTTAATTGCTCTGCAAATACTGTCCTTCCTGGATTATTCGGTGGGGTAAAATTAACTAATCTAGCTAATCCATTTTTTTCTAAATCAACAATTGCCATCTGCATATCATCAACCGATATCGAACTAAATTGTTCAGCTTGAATAAAAGACTGCGCCACTGCTCGGGTATTATCACCTTGGACACGTCCGCCATAACTTATAACAAGTTTTATTCCTGTAAATGATGGCCAAACGTCTGCTTTTCTCAAAAGGATCAAGGCCTGAGGAGAACTTTTATCAATCATATTTAATATAGTTTTGTTTCTTGAAAAGGTTTTTTGTAAGTTTCCTTCTCTGACTAAGTTAAACAAATAATCTGATAATATCTCTAGTATATCTCCGTCAGCAGGAGAATCAGAAAGCATATTTATAATTTTTGAATATAACGATAAACCGTAAGGATTAGTAATCAAATCAACAAGATTATTTAGAGCTTTTTCATGATCATCCGTTTTTTGAAGATATTCGCTGAGTAATTGAATTTTTTTAGCATCATCAAGCTTACTCTTCAGTTTGTCTCCTGTATCTGCAATATCGCACACAAGATCAAACCATTTAGCGTTAAACAAATCAGATACAAGAGATTTTCCCTTATCTTTTGCAGTTGTAGCCACCGCTGACTTGACCTCCTCACTGTCGAGTTTTCTCTCTTTAATCCGTTGTTTTAAGCTCTTGCTTTCAGCGCTTAACATATATTCCGGATTACGTATTATTGATTTAATTTCATCTTTCTTATTCATCTTATTTTCACCTCAATACATATAATACAAAAGCCCAGTCGAACTGACTAGGCTGAGGTAAAAATAAAATGATCGTAGTTTATTGTCATTGCGGACAATCAAGGCCTGTGGAGTTGAACCATAGCATCCCCTTCTGAAGTATGGAGATGACCGTACCGTCTGCCTTTCTATGCCTAAGTCGAAAGGCAAAAGAGTTGATTGCGCTACTCTCAACGCAGATACCCGGAATCGAACCGAGATCAGAAGCTCTGCCATTGAGCTATATCTGCTGCCAACATGTGATTGATATGCAATCATATCAACCAATTTAAGAGGTAAAGAGTAGTGAGCAATGTGGCCATGAATACTTATTTTTCCCACTTGTCTCACTATAGCAATTATTGCACAGATCTATCCCGGCGGCTTCCGGATTTTTTCCGCGCTTTTTCCGGATTTTGAATCACTTCCACACTTGAATTGGTGGAATCAGATCTTCGCACCCTCTGATCGCCACAAACTTATCTAGAGCGGCGGCAAATCGAGTCCGTGCTGTGATGTCCGCCTCTTGATACTGGTCGTTACCACCGATTAAGACCATCTGCATGACGGTCTCACGTTTTGCGCCGTTTATGTAACGCTCGTTCAGAATCGTTTGCTGTGCTGGCAAGCACGACTTAATCGCATCAGTCACGCAACTAATTGCCAACCGGCAATGTGCCTTAGCGATCATCGTTTCTTCAAACCGATTGCCATTTGAACCATGAATCCCCGTGATGTCGCCGACCGGAGATCTCACCATCCCGAACACCGCTTCATCCTCTAGTAGCTTTGGATAGCCTCTGTACCGATAGTGCCCTTTGCCTCTTAAGAAGTCTGCTACGCTCTGAGCCGTTTGATCTGGATCTATAACCTCAAATAATCTCACCGTTGCCCTCCTCACATCACCATCGCCATACTGGAATCCCGACTAGCAGCCACACCAACCCATTAGCAATCGCCAACGCAGTGAGTACCGCTAAGATCCATTTGATCGTTTCCATCATTGTCCTTCCGCCCTCTTTTTTCGTACTGCCGCTTTATGCAACTCATTTTTCACCGTTTTAAACGACCGCTTTGAAATATATGCAGTATCCGGTAAAGTTAGTTTTCTTTTGATTTTCCATTCCAAAAGCATGTCCCACAATTCTGGAAACTCGCTTGTGCCCTTGTGAGCGCCCACAAGCTTCCGTTCCTTGGCTAAAAAGATCGTGCGCAAGCCATCAATCACACCCTTTCGTTTAGCCATTTCCAGCTCTCGGAGCCGTTCTCGCTCAAGCTGGTCATCTGACTTACGGAGTTTTTCAATCGCACTTAATCGGCTGTTGAATTTTTGAGTTTCTCGTTCAAAGTCAGGTTCACCAAATTCGTCAATATATGCCTTATCTTCAATTTGCAAACGGTCATCAAAGCGCATATGAATTGCACAAAGCAAGCCGCGTGTCAGCAAGTTCACTTCTCTACCTCCTCCTTAATTTCCACCGCCAAGTGCGGCCGTTCTGAATAGAATTTATCCGCCTGTAAGCTTAGATTTTTCTTCTTTCCAGCTTAACTAAGGATGCACTAAGCTTAAGCGGCTCCGGTCCTGCTTTTTGGCTTTCAATGTACTTTTTGATGTACTTAATCAGACCTGATTTGTACTGACCGTTCTCGTTAAAAGCTTGTAGCCCTTCACCGACTACTTGGGGACCAAACTGCCTGGCTAATTCCTCCAGGCTCCCTTTTGTTTTGGTGGATAACATGCCCCATTGTCGTTCAGTTTCGCCCAGCTTCTCAGGTAATGAGCTTAATTTATTATCAATCAGCCAATCATTAGTTAAGTTAGTATTAGTACAGTAAGTATTAGTAGTGGCGGATTTTCCTACGTAGGTTTTCCCTACGTAGGTTTTTCCGTCATAGGTGACCTCCTGTGACGGCTTTTCCGTCTTAGGTTCATCAAAGAGAATGTAATCGTAAGCAGCCAACTGTCCATTCTCTTTGTGCTTCCTGGTTCGTTTAACATAGCCGAGATTGATCAGTTCGTTGATTGCGGACCGGATGCTGTCGCGACCGTCTTTGAAGTCATTGCTAATAACGGATACATAGAACTCCCAATCATCAGGTTTGCTCCACATATAAGTGAACAGGCCTAATGCTTTGAGACTCATCCGCTTATCGCTGATGACCCGGTTATCAACTTGGGTAAACCCCCGTGTCCTAACCTTCTTTACTTTCGGCATTGTCGTTCCCCTCCTAGAAAGGTAAGTCTGTTATGTCAGCCGGCTGGTGGGTTTCCATCCTGTCAATCGTTTGGCCATTGATAGCGTCATTAGCTGGCGTCCCGTTGGCGTACATCCCACCGTATGGCGGTAGATTAGGTTGCTCCTGAGGCGCATTGAAATTGACATTAGCTTGGTAATTGCCGGTTTGCTCGCTCTGGTTGGCGTCATTATTCCGATATGACAGTAGGGCAAATGAATCAATCCTGACATCCGTTCGATAAACTTCTTTTCCGTCTCGGTCGGTGTAGTGGCTGGTCTGAATCCGACCATCAACACCAATCAACGATCCCTTGCCGGCATACTTAGCTAAGTTCTCGGCTGGCTGACGCCAAACCTCGCACGAGATAAAATCCGTTTCTCGCTCGCCAGTCTGTTTATTCTTGTACTGCCGACTAACTGCTAAGGTAAACCGGGCAACTGCCGTTCCATTTTGCGTGTATTTCAATTCCAGGTCCTTAGTTAATCGACCTGTTAACACCACTCGATTAATCATTAGTCCACCTCGATATCAGTCACGTGTTGAAAAGCAGCTAGCTCTTTCATTGATCGACAATACTCACACTTTCCGCAATGCTTAGGCTCAACTTCGCCGTTCATCACCTGCCAGAAGTGATCCTGCTTCTCTTGGATTTCTTCCAGGGCTTCTTTCATCAAGTACTGTGTGTCCGTATCCTCAAAGTCAAAGGCACCTTTGTCTGGTGGAGTTTGCTTGCTGACCGCAAAAATAAACGGCTCGCATTTATAATTGAAAGACTGCTTAATCAGTTCTTTATAGATTGCTGCCTGCATAATGTAGCCCCGATCTTCAATGAAGTTAGTCCACCGGTGGTTATTGGCGTCCCAGTGCTTCTTATGGATGTCATCAACCGTCTTAAGATCACAGAAGTAACCCTTATTCAGAACTAGACTGTCAATCTTGCCTTTCCATTCGTGATCACCAATCTTACCGGTGACGATTACTTCTTTTTCACCTGGCATATAGACATAATTAAAAAGTCTATCGTTTTCAAGCGTTTGAATCATCTGGTCAGCTAGCTTAAATTCGGCTCGCAAGTGGCCGTCAGGGTTCGTCTTCGTTGGCTTGGTCATCATCAATTCTCGGTTAGTCTTCGCGCCGGTTTCTGACCGGTCTAACCAAGCTTGATGTGCCTCTGGGCTCTCAAAATACGAGTGGATGTAGTTTCCAACCAGTAAAGGTGTCGGACTTGAGGTTGGTTGCCAATCTTCGTTGAGCTTAGCTAAAGCGGCGGCTTCACATTTTGTAAAGTCCTTGTACAGACTAAAACTCATGTAGTCCCAGTCGGTTTCGTGAGAGTAGTAGTTTTCTGGTGTGAGTTTAAGCATTTTGCCCCTCCTTCAAGAAATCATCAATTGACATCTGACGTTCGTCAGTTTCACTCGCTGGCTTTGCTTCTGGTTCGCTCTCTGACGTTTTAGCCGGTGCTTTGGGGTCTTCTTTAGTTTTTGACTTCTCGTCCGCTACGGGCTGTTCTGGGGCTTGTACGGGAGCTGATTTTGGCTTAACCTTCTCTTCGGCCTGCTGGGCTTCTTTAAAGTCCGCCAGCAATTGAGCCGTGCTCCCCTGTTCTTCGGCCGCTGTTTGCGTTATGTCCTTTGGCTCTGTCGGTTCTTCGTACTCCGCCTTAGTAACGGCGTTAATTGAGCCTGTCAATAGGTCGCTATCGTCAGATGTGTTGATAAACATCTTGGCAGCGCGGTTAATGACCGTCCGCTTGGCCATTTCATCGCTAAACTTGTCTTGAACCTTGTTTTGCCGATTTCGACTTTGACTCCAAGAAACATCAATTTGAGCCTTCGTCATCACTGTGTAAGCAGTCCTGCCGTTGGTCAGCTTGATAAAGGCAAACGCACCCTTAATTGGCTTGTCCAAGTTAGCAAAACTGGGCTTGAACTTGGTCACAATGATGTGGCCGGTTTCATCGGCCCCAATCTCAAACTCATCCCCTTGGTGGATCACTTGGGCGTCAATGTCTTCAATGCTATCCAAGCGCTTCAAGGCGGCAATTGTCCCAAAGTAAGACCGCTGCATTTGCAGTTCATTTCCATAGACGATGAAGTAACACTGGTTTTTGGCCGGTGACAGACCTTGAATGGCCATATCTAGCAATGCGTTGGCAATGCTTGGCTCGGTGCAAACGGTTAAGGCCGGACGCCCTTGCCGATCCTTAACCGTCTGTAAGCGTAAGTAGGCAGCCTTCAAAGCATTCTGGGCGTTATAGTGGGCCGGAAGGGCTAACCCCTCGTCCTTTAGCGTATCCAGCCGCTCGGCGACCGCACTTGTAATTTGTTTAGCGTTAGTTGGTTGATACATAATTAAAACCTCCCGGTTACTTCGTGTTTCCAGTCCTTTGCGTACAGAACCAAGTTCTCTGCTTGCTCAATAATGGCGTCATGTTCTGCAATTGCCTCGCTTCGTGTAATTGGTTCGTGCAAGGCCAGGCGGTTAGTATCGTTAAGCAAGTGCTCACTAGCCCTAATTAGCCGGTCTGCAACTTGCCCGATTTTTAATTCATCTGGTGTCATGTTAAAATTACCTCGTAAAATCTTTTCTTATACGTTTTTGCCTGCCTAGCGATTTCGCTAGGCTTTTTTTGGAAAGCTTTCTTCCATCGCAATTAGCCAAAAAGGTACAAGAGCGATCATAGCTAGCCAAAAATGATCATGTAGAGTTTCAGCTACGACTAAGCTTCCTAGCGCCAAACAAGTTATTAGCTTAGTCATCGTTGCGCCACCTTCCGTATTTATCGCCCCGTAATTGCATTTCTAACTGGTGACAGTGCTCCGAAAGCACGACATTGTTTACGATTAAGGCGATTAAGAAAACCGCCATGATGACTAGTAAGGATCCCATTTGAATCACTCCTTTCACGGCATTTTAGCTGTCCAATTGATAACGTCGTGGTGCTCATGCATCCATTTCCTGGCATACGGTAGGTAAATCTTAGTTACCTTGCCAGTGCCATGAGCACCAACAACCCACGCCTTTTGGTCACCGTTTTCGATCTGAACCTCAGGGAACTGATCGAAAATGTACAACCGAATCCACGACTTAGCTTTGCCGGCAAAAAGATCAGCCCGGATATCCTCCAGCTTGGCCCAATCTTGATCAGGCTTAGCCGAAGATATCAGCGGTGCAACCTGTTTGGCCAAACTAAGCAGATCCTGCTCGGTTAATGTGATCTCCATCGCTATACCCTCCTCTTTTCGATTTATACTTGAATCAGCTCCTAGCGAAAGGAGGTGATTAATTTGTCTCTCTCAAAAGAACAAGCAGCGTGCTTAAGATTAGTTCAACAAGACGGCAAAGCTGCTGCTCGAGAAATGTACAATAGCGAAAATAAAATTTTTCAAGATTTATACAGCAACAATTTCTTTAATAGCAATATGGGAGTAGTTAATGGTGAACTAGAAGTGGTTGATCTTTCGCTATCAGCTAAAGGCCAAAAAGAACTTTCGCTATATATGGAAAACACACGAGCCGAATTTAAGAACAACTTCGCATTTCCATTGCTAGTCAGCATTGCTAGTGCCATAATCGGTGCTCTAATAACTTATCTGTTCATGAAATAGAAAGTTATTAAGCTTCCAAGAACCCCACCTATAACGCTAAATAAAATTGTTTTTAGGATTTGAATAAATATTTTTTTATTCATAACTAAACCTTTCGTTACTAATCAAGATCATTCAGCTGTTTTATTAGTCGGACGCGGAAAAGTGATATTTTTAGCCATTTTGTTAAAGATCTTTATTGACTTTTTCGCTTTATTTTTAGGAGCTTTTTTAAGCTCCTTTTTCTTTTGTTCCGTCATTCTCGTTCTCTCCTACAGTCCTAAATCGTCGTCTTGGATCTCCAGCGCATTATCCTGGAACACCTTGAGGGCTTCAGGGAAGTATCGCCAAGCTCCATCGTGATCGCGGTAGCTCATATCGGCATCACGCTTAACCCCTAGCTTGTTGGCCCACTTTCCGATTGCAATTGGCGATACGCCAATGATGTTGCCAATCTCGGTCGCTGAGTATTCCCGCCGTGCACCGACCGGCAAGGCTGACATGGCACGGATCGCTTCATTGCGGAAGTCGGTGGCCATACGTGGTCGTTGGTAATCATCAGCAACTTTGCCAAGCTCCAGATACAGCTTGACGTCTTGATTGCGCAGCTCGTGTGCCTTGTTGACGTTCTGCTTGCGCATTTCAATCAGCCATTCTCGCTTGTACGCGAGCTTTTCATGCTCCAGGCTACTGTCAATTGCGATTGCCTTGCCGTTATGTTCGGCTTGGTACTGATTGAAAAGGCCAACGTAAGTTGCTGTGAAGATCGTCCCTTTGCGACCTGTCAGCTTATTAGCCACAAACTCACATCCCTGTTTAGTCAGCAGATAGCATTTGTAATTCTTGCCAGTACCAGCTTGATAGCTTGATTCAATGAAGAATCGGTCAGAATCCAATTTTGGATTTTGATCCAAAACCTCTTTATAGCTGTCAATATCACGCATCAGGTGTGCGTGAGTCTTGCCAATCATCTTGGCAACGTCCCGACTATCGATCACTTGTTGTTTGGATTCACCAACATAGCGAATCACTGAGTCAGTATTAAAATGTTCCATCATTTATCCTTCTTGTCACGTTTCGTGATATTACTGCCAAAAAAAATATGTTCTACGCTGACCCCATAGTAGTTTGCTATCGCCATCTTAGTAGCATCACTCCCTCTACGGTCACCAGTTTCTAGCATTGCCAGCATTGATTGTGTGATACCAATGTTTTTAGCTGCAGTCTTTTGAGACTCTCCTCGCTTTCGTCGCAGTTCTATTAATACCTTATTCGGCTTCGCCAATTTATCGCTTCCTTTGTCACATACTGTGATTTTTATCACGGTTACTATAATATATCTCTTTTCGTGATATGTCAATCACAAAAAGTGATTATATCACCTGCTTTTTTTATCACTATTAGTGATACTATTATTACGGAAGGTATTTATACCATAAAAGATACTTAAAGTGAGGCGAGCAGGATGAACATTGGTGAACGAATTGCACAACTAAGAAAAAGTAGAAGCATGTCGCAGTTCCAACTAGCTAAGACGTTAAATATTGCAACTAGCACCCTTGGCATGTACGAAACAAACAAGCGAAAACCAAACATGGAAATGTTAGAAAAATTAGCCGACTTTTTTGGCGTGTCCGTTGATTACCTTCTAGGTCGTCCTGAAAAAAACGATAACAATAATACCGCCGACCTCGCCGACGATGACACCATCTTTACTTACAAAGGTCAGCCACTTTCTGACGACGACAAAGAAATCATCCGGCGCTTGATGAATGGGAAGTAATCAATGAAAGATTGCATTGAGTACCTAGTGAACCTCGCTTTTACTCGAGGAATCAGCGCCATCTTGACTAAAGAACTAAGCCCAGATACTCCCTCATGTGCCAACGCTAAACGCCGAATGGTGGTTATTAATATGAATTGGAACTGCCAAGAAGAAATCCCGTTCACGATTGCCCACGAGATTGCCCATATTTTGAATGAAGATAATGGCGTGCGTTATTACTCCTCTAATACCGTCAGAACCAAAACCGAAGCTGCAGCTAACCAAACGGCAATGGATCTTCTCCTTGACTACTGCCACGCTTACGACATTCCAGTTTTTAACTCAGTGGCGTTTTGCGAGCAGTTTGGGATCCCTACCGATCTGGAGTATATAGCTTACCTTAAAATCAAACGTATCCTTTAAATCGAACCAAATTAAATAAAAAAGCCCTCTCCGAAGAAAGGACTGACGTAAATTGGAAGATAAGGAAAATAAAACTATATTTGTTGATATAACGGATGATGATCCCCAAGTAAACAAATCTCTCAAAGCGTTACACCAAGCATATAACGAAAGAGTCACAAATTATTATGAGGCAAAAGGGAAAGAATTGTCACGATTTATCTGGTCAGAAAAGAAGAAAGTTTTTATTTATATTTTAGATGTTTTCTCTGACAATAATTCTTCATCCAAAACTTCTATTTTGTTTGCTGTTCCCTCTAAAGAAGATAACAAAATTTTTTATGCTAATTTGGTAAATGAAACCAATAATTTTACTTTTGGAAATATATCTGATTCAGAACCAAAAGCTAGAATATCATGGTTAATTTCTCAAAAGATCTTAAAAAAAGAATTTACTGTAAATATTTATAATCCATCGATTTTCTACACATTCTTTGATTTTACGAAAGAATATTCACTAGAATACATTAAAAATCCTTGGATAAAAAAATGGGTGGATACTGAATATAGATCTTCATTAAATGACTTAAAGAAAAGTAACTACATAGAACCATTTCCAACATTAGGGAAAAAACTATTCGTAGATCGTTATCATTTTGACGAAATGCTAAAGACATTAGATGATAACCAGTTCAATGACGAATTTAATCAATGTCTTTTTGCTTATGAGCATGAAAAATGGTTTCTTTGCGCTGCTGGATTAGGAAGTTGCTTGGAGCATTTAATGGAAAAAGTGATTATTAACTATAATAAAAATGGATATCCATTACTAAAAAGACTTGGCAAAGATCCAACATTAAGAGATTACCTAAATATTTTTAGAAAAGAACCTATTAATCTTGAACCACGTCAAGAAACATATATCAAAATGTTATTTATGGCTAGAAATTCAGTAGATCATCACAATAAAGGATATACTTCAAAAAACATTTGTGATTCGCTACTTGACGGAATTAGAAATATTTTTAATGATTATTACTCCCAAAGTATTCTTTCTAAAAATAACTCCAAAGGCGATTAATAGTATTAGCTAAATCAGCATCAGCTGGATAGTCAGAATCACAGTATTTTCCATTGTCATCTAAGGATAAGTAATCTAAGTCTCTCTCATCCCACAATAGTTGCAATGCTTCAGAAATAACTGATTTTTCTTTTTCATTAAAAAACAACACTATCACCTCACTAAACAGCAATTTTCTCTAATTATAACAGGCAATAATCTATATAATTTTTAAATTTTACGTCCAAGCCTGATCGACGTTAAAAGCTGCATTTATTGGGAGTGATTATTTATGATGATTTTAGGTTTTCTTTTTCTGCTGCTTGCTGTGTGGTACTGGATACGCAACCGTGACCGTAAAGGTGGCAAAATCAGTGCTCTGCTCTTAGCGGTGGTCGGTGTGACTATCATCGGTTTTACCCACGCTGATAATGTGGATAAGCAACGGGCAGCGGAATCGTCGTCGATTGCGTCGTCTAAAAAGGCCAAGTCCGAGTCAATCTCGGAGTCCAAAAGTGAATCACGCGACCAGGCTATGGATGACGCTACATATACCGCGCTGGCTAAAAATTTGACCAGTCAGATGGCGAGCGACTCTACACTCAACGGCTTTAAGATCGATTATAAAGATGACGGCCAGTTTTTCGTAACCGTGCCTAACAGTGTTGCCGCTATGACTGATAACGAGCAAAAGGAAGTCTACAGCAGTGTGATCAGTCTGCTTGAAAGCCACAATGCTAATGCTCCGGTATCGTTTTACGATCAAAACGGCAATCCGGTTGCACGCATGACGTTAAGCGGCGGCGTCAAACTGTACAAATAAAAAAATCCTACGTCCAAGCCTGATCGACGTAAAAAGCTGAAATAAAAAGCCAACTTCTCTCGTCAAGAAGTTGGAAAATATTCAGATTATACTCAAACTAATACTCAATTTTTTGTTGCTAAGGAATAAATTATCTTGATTAAGCATTTAATTTAAGAAGGTATGCCTAGTGGAAATTTAAATTTTTTATTAGTATTAATTATTTTAATAATCATATATCTGTTTATAAAATAATAAAAAATAAGGAGGATCATTATGAAAAAACAATTTACAACTGTCTTATCTATCGTCCTATTAATTATAGTTGCTATATTTGCACTTGTTAACACTGAAACAGTAAAAGTAAATCTTTTGGTTACCCATTTATCACTATCACTCGTTCTCTTGATTTTTTTCTGTGTACTACTTGGAGCACTAATAATCTTTCTATTCTCCATTGCTACAAATCTTCGTAAGCGAAAAGAATACAAGAAACTAGAAGACGACAAGAATGCTGAAATTAAGCAGCTTCATAAAAAGATTAGCGACATTAACAAAGAAAATGATGCCCTAAATTTAAGACTTAAAAACTCTGTCAGCAAGCAAGACACTGCTAAATAGAAAAAAGCCATATCCCCTAAACTTTGGCCGGTTCAAGGATATGGCTAAACGATAGAAAACACTATTAATAGTGGTCTCTTTGTGTACTCTATTTAACCGGCTTTTATTTTAAAGAGGTAGATTAATGGCTCAAATCATAAAACGTGGACCTTCTTATATGATCCGGGTGACCTGGCGGGACGTGGACGGCAAACAGCATAAGAAGTCTAAATCAGGATTCAAGACCAAGGCGGAGGCTCGTAAAGCGGCGGCAGAAATGGAATCCAGCAAGTACCACGGCGTTTTATCTACTGCCGATCCGATCTTTACCGACTACTACCAAAATTGGTACGAAACTTACAAGCACCACCAGTCGTCCCGGGCGACCCAAGATTTCTATCGCTACTGTATAAACGTCGTTAACGATTACTTCGGGCGCCGTAAAATATCCACAATTGATCGGGCTACCTATCAGCGGTTTTTGAATGACTTTGGTAAATCTCACTCAAAGAACACTGCTAGCAAGATGAACGCTTATGTCAGAGTAGCGGTTAAAAATGCCGTTCTGGATAACGTCATCCCCGCCGACTTTACCGAAGGAACAACCATCGTATGGGATAAAACCAGAACCAGGCAAGTTGAGTATCTCAACATGGAAGAAATTAACCGTTTGGTTGCCTTAGTCAAAGAATCTCTCTCCCCCGGGTTCCCAGTCCGCTACATGATTTTGACCGCCGTTTATACGGGGATGCGACTATCTGAAATTGCCGCCCTTACCTGGGACGACCTCAACCTCCCGTTTAAAACGATCGAAATTAGTAAGTCGTGGGACTTCAAGGGACGGACCTTTAAAGACACCAAGACAAAAAGCTCCCGCCGGATTATCAGAGTAAACCAGGAACTATTGGACTGCCTGGTTGAACTAAAAGCTAACGGTCATGATCTCGTTTTCGCCCGTAAAGATGGGTCCGTCTGTGGGAGTAGCTCCGCCAACCGAACACTGAGACTATTTTTAGATAAGCTGAACTTGGATAAACCCGGCTTTCACTTCCACTCCCTTCGACACTCCCACGTTGCCTACCTGCTGGCGAACGGGGTTCCGCTGTATGCGATCAGTAAACGGTTGGGTCACTCAAATATGACCACGACGGCCAACCGTTATGCTTATCTGATTGACGAGTACAAGGCCCGGTCAGATGATCAGATTGAGAGATCACTTTCTCAGCTAGGTGTCCCAAAAAGTGTCCCAACTTCGTTATTTATATGA